ACATGTCCGAAGTAAATGCGGCCCTACGTGACGCCCTCAACATAAACCGCGCAGAGCTCAACGGGCTCTACCAGCGAGCCTTGACAGAGATATATGAGGACCCGCGATTCGAGCGCGCACTAAAAGAGACGCCCCTCAGCCCCGAAGGCCGGGAGCGCGTCGAGCGCTTCACCCAGGCAACCGCACGACAGACGGCAGGCGTCATTGATAATCTAAGCAATACGACGATACAAGCGGACAGCTACCGACAGGCCGTTGATACGGCTATCCTCGCGGTATCGTCTGGCATGGGCGACTATCAAAGTGCGACGCGCGGTGTCATACGAAAGTTAGGCCATGCAGGGATGCAGGTCCGCTATCCGTCCGGATACCACCGGAGGCTCGATACGGCGGTCCGTCAGAATGTCCTCGACGGGGCAAAACAGATCGCGCAGGAGTGCTCGCACATGATCGGGGAGGACCTCGGATTTGATGCGGTCGAAATATCGGCCCACGCCCGAAGTGCGCCTGACCATGAACCGGTACAAGGCCACGTACTCTATAAAGAGGAGTACGAGCTGATGCAGGCGGGCGAAAGTTTCACGGATGTCGACGGGCAGCGCTTCTCAGGTTTTCCGCGGCCCATCGCGGAATGGAATTGCATGCACTTCGCTACTTCCTTTTCGACGGAGTACAGTGTGAGGAGCTACACCCCGGAGACACTTGCGAAATTTATCCAGGACAACCACGACGGGTGCACGATCGGAGATAAACACTATACACTTTATCAGGCCGGACAGCTTATGCGGCAGATAGAGACACAGATCAGACGGGAGAAGGACACCGCGATCACCGCAGAGAAGGCCGACAACCTTCTCGAGCGGACGGCGTGCCAAGAGAAAATAAACAAGCTCTCCCGGCAGTATTCGCAAGTAGCAAAAGCGGCAGGCATTAAGGAAAGACGGAACCGCATGACGGTTGACGGCTTCCGCCCGCTTAGACTTTGATTTTTACGCATTAAACGCCTTAATTTGTGAAAAATCCGCAAATTAAGGCGTTTAAACGTTAAAAATAAATATTCTCCCCGGCCGGCGCGGGGCTCTACAAATACGGCGGGCGTCACATCGCGGAGTGGCCGCGGCTTTATAAATCAAATCTATGGCGCAGGAGGGAAACATGGCAAAATTGGAATTTCTGAAAGAACTTTTTGACAATGGCCCGCTCGACTTTGCGGCGTTCTCGAAGGCCGTAAGCGACAAGGGGCTCAACCTCGCGGATCTCTCGCAGGGCGAGTATGTATCGCGCAGTAAGTACGACACAGATGTCGGCAAGTACAAAGGGCAGGCGGAGGATCTCACGGCGCAGATCACAAAGCGCGACAGCGACCTGAAGGACCTCAACACAGCCCTCACAGCGGCGCAGGCAGACGCGTCGAAGTATGCAGAGGCTCAGTCACAGCTTGCGACATTACAGACAACCTACGCGGACGAGAAGGCTGCGTATGAACAGCGGCTCAAGGATCAGGACTACTCCTTCCGTGTCAAAGAGGCGGCGGGCGGTTTGAAGTTCTCGAGCAAGGCCGCAAAAAACGAGTTTATTCGTCAGGCAACAGAGAAGAAGTTCAAAGTCGACGGCGAAACGCTCGTCGGGTATCAGGAGTTCCTGAAACAGTATCAAACAGACGACCCCGGCGCCTTTGCAGCACCGGAGGAGCCGAAACCGGAACCGAAGACACCGGGCATCGTGCTCCCCGGAGGCACGCCAAAACCGGCCGGGAATTCATTTGTAGACGCTTTTAATTTTGCGAGCGTCAGAAAGGACTAACGCATGGCAGCAGTAAACTATGCCAAGGAATATCAGTCAGTGCTCTCGAACGCGTGGCCGCACGTGCTTCGCTTCGGCGCTCTTTATGCAGCACCCAACAACGGCCGCTTCCGTTTTCTGAGAAGCAATATTATTGAAGTTCCGACACTTACGACCACGGGCCGCAAGGAAGCAAGCCGCGACGCGATCGTGGAGCCAGGCAGACATTGGGACAACGGGTGGGTCCCGCTGGAACTCACAAATCACCGCTACTGGGATACTCTCGTACATCCCAGAGACATTGAGCAGACCAACATGGCGGCAAGTATCGCCAACATCACAAAGACCTACAATGAACAGCAGAAGTTCCCGGAAATGGATGCATATACCATCTCCAAGATTTATGCAGACTTCGTAGAGCTCGGCAAGACGGTCGACACGACAGCGATCACAACGGACAACGTTCTGACAGTCTTCGACGGCATGTATCAGCAGCTTATTGAGGATCTCGTACCCATGACGGGCCTCATTCTCTATGTGACACCGGCAGTCAATACGACGCTGAAAAACGCCAAGGCACTCAGCCGCCAGCTCGCTATCGGCCCGCAGAAGGCAGTCGTTGAGCGCGCGCTCGCTTCTCTCGACGAGGTTAAAATTGAGGTCGTTCCGTCTGTCCTTATGAAGACCCTTTATGACTTCTCCGACGGATGGACACCGGCAGGCGCGGCTAAGCAGATCAACATGGCGCTCATCCAGCCGCAGAGCATCATCACTCCGGTCACATACAGCGCCGCAGCTCTCGACGAGCCGTGCGCTAAAACAAATATGCAGTACTACTACTATGAGGAGAGCGACGAGGATGTCTTCATTCTCCCGAACAAGGAGACGGGCATCGCTTTCAACACTGAGGCGTAAAGCTCGACTCTCATAAGATCGAACGAGAAACGGGAGGGCCTGCGCCCTCCCGATTAAGGAGCTAACATGACAATTATTAAAAAGGGCAACAAAATCCTCCGCCTCGAGGGCGAAGGGAAAAAGCTCGAAGACCGATACATCGCGCAGGGCTACTCCATCATTGACGAAAAGGGCAATGTTAAGCGCTCCCCGGCGGGCACGGCGGAACAGACCGCAAAGGAAAACAAGGCGCTGAGGAAGCAGCTCGAAGCGAAAGACAAGGAAATCGCGGAACTCCACAAGACGATCGCAGGACTCGAGAAGGAAGTCCAGGAGAGCGCAGAGCAGATCGCCGCGCTCACTATGGCGAACGCGGCAGAGGCCGCAAAGTCTAAGACCGCAAAGAAGTAAAGGAGCAGACATGGCGCACACGGTTTATATGACATATGAGGAGTATCAGGACTTCGGCGGCACGGAAGACGCGAGCACGTTCCGCGTGCTCGAGTTCAAGGCGCGCAAGCTCATCGACTATCTCACGGACAGCCGCGTGCAGGACATGACGACCGTACCGGAGGCCGTGAAACTTTGTCAGCTCTCGCTCATGTCCATGGAAGCGAAAGCAGGAACAGAGGCGCAGATCGTAACGCCCGCCGTGACATCGTTCAACGTCGAGGGCTATTCGGAGAGCTATGGCAACCTGCCAAACGCGGACGCGGCGCGTTCGCAGATGGCCGACGTCGTGCGCTCCATGCTCTACGGCGAGACGGACGACTACGGGGTCCCGCTTCTCTATTTGGGGGTGAGCACATGAGGCTGGCCGGTAACACAATTACAATTTTTAACGCGGTACACGACGCGGCGGAGGATCTCGATGACTACATCCCGACCGTTATCGTCGGAACGACATGGCATGCGCAGGTCGTGACGGCGGTCGACGGCACCGGACTCAAAGCGGCGAGCAAGTATGTCGTGCACGTTCCTTTATCGGCGGACACATCCGGCAAGGCATACGCGGACCCGGTTGCGTACGCGTCAGCGGCGGACAAATCGGCGCTCTTTACGTTCCGGGCGGGTGACATGATCGCCCGCGGGACCATCGAAGAGCACCTCACTCCCGCGCAGGTAAAGGAACGATATGCGGACAGCTTCACCGTTCTCGGCGTGACCGACGCGTCCAGGGCACCGCGTGAACCTCATTTTTTGATTGTGGGGGTGTAACATGACGGAAGACGTGACTGTAAAACTTAATTGGGATTCAGTCGAAGACCTCATTAAGCTCTGCGGAATTGAGCCGGGCGGGCGCGTCCAAAAAGTCATTGATAAAGACGTTATGGACTTTTCACGCCCCTATTGCCCGTTTGACTCCGGAGCACTTGCGACAAGTCCATACGCGGCGACAGTCGTCGGGTCCGGCGAGGTCACGTACCCGGGGCCGTACGCTCATTATCAGTATATAGGCGAAATATACGGGCCTAATATACCGGTATTTGAGGACGACAGC